ACGACTTCAATGTCAGTATTGCTTGTATTACCGGTAATGAAAGTAGAGCGGGCCAAGAAGTAGGGTTTGGAGATATGGTTGCTTCTGATAGTTATGACTTTACTATATTTCATATTTTAAGGTACATATTTGCAGAAACAGATATAGACTTTATAACCTCTAAAGATGCTTCAGAAGTAGTTGTAGAGTTGGCCGGAATGAATGTTTTATTGCTACATGGACATGGAAGTATTAAAGCAAAGCATGAAACGTCAATAACTCAAATTAAAGGTAGATACTCTAGTAGAGGTGTAAAGTTGGATTACGTAATATCTGGACACATACACTCGGCTAAAATAGGAGACACTTTTGGAAGAAGCTCTTCTTTAGTGGGAGCAAACGCTTATTCAGAGAAGGCTTTAAACTTAGAAGGTAGAGCAAGTCAAAACATTTATGTGTTCTATGAAAATGAAACCATAGATGGAATAAAGATTGACTTGCAAAACTATGATGAAGTTGGTTATGAGATTGATAAAGAGCTGGAAGCGTATAACGCTAAATCAGAAGACAAGCTAAAACACGGAAAAGTTGTATTAAAGATTATAAGTGTTTGAGTCTTGTAAGTTTAAAAAAGGTACTTGTGCTTTTAGCGGTACATATAGCGGTGTAAAGTATTGTGGCGTTGCAAGAGGAACGAACAAAATAGACTATATGTCGCAATGTCCTTTGCCGGAAATTAAAAAAACCAGCAAGATAAAAGCAAAAAAAGAAGGCTTATAATAATTGGGTGGGAGTAATATATATTAAAAGAAAGGAAAATGTTTATTTATAAATTTTTTTCTTGATTTTGTAAATATGGATTGGCTACATTATTCCCCCCCATACATTAAAAAAGGAGAAAACAATGGCAAAAAAAGAGTTTAAACCAGAAAAAAATAGAGGGTGGTTGTTTAGAAACGACTACAAAAATCACGATAATCCTGAAGATAAAAGTCCTGATTATAAAGGTACTTTTAATTTTGATGGAGAGGTTAAAAAGATTAGTCTTTGGAAGTCTACTACTAAAAAGGGAGACCCAATGCTAAAGCTTAGTATTTATGAACCTCAAGGTGGTGCAAAACCTACCAATATTGCATTATCAGATGACGACTTGCCATTTTAGATGGCAAGCTCTCATCCGTCTTATGACAATAATCAAATAAAAGGAGCTACCTTTGAAGAAAGGTTGACAAACATGAGGTTTGTAGACCCTTGGAGCGAAGAGGGAATACAAGAAAGGGAAGATTTTGCAAAGCAACACGGTAGGGCTTGGTGGATTTTCCAGGGAGTTACATTTCGACACAATAGAAAAGAGGTTACGTGGATAGAACAATACTATATACCTATAGAGAAAGAGGATGAAGATGAATAGTAATACAAAGATAATGATGTTATTGCAAGGCAAGATAAATGAAGGACAGGTAAAGTATGACCAAGATGTTCCTATTGATGGCAGCAGGGATAACCTTAAAGAGGCTTTAGATGAGACCTTAGACTTATGTATTTATCTAGCGGCAACGGTATTAGAATTACATGAAAAATATAAGAAATTTGAAGCTATAGATAATCCACCTGACAAATTACCCTTTTAATATATTTTAATTGATTTTAAGGCTATTTTCGTGCGTTTTAAGCTACTTCTTGTGTAATAGTAAAGCTAGTTGAATATATTCCGTATGCAGTTTGTTCAAAAGATAAACTATCTTCTTCAAGTCTTACGTCATAATAAGTAGTTCCGCCATCAGGGCTAAACTCAAAAGCAGTCTTTCTGCCTTTCACTACATTTATCAAGGCTTCTAACTTTCCTCTATCGGCTTCAATGAGGTTTGTGTAGTTTAATTCCCACTCTAATTGTTTACCAAATCGCTCATTAGTATAAACCTTTCCACCATAAGCTTGTGATACTGAAATTCCTCTATAATTAGTGCTGTGTCCAACATTCATATCAGGATTTCTTGAAGGCGTATAATTTGTATAGTTTCCGCTATATCTAAATCTTACTTCTGTTATTAAAGCCATATTTTACTCCTAATATATTTCATGAGCAGAGACACTCATTTTTCCAATTGTTCTTGATGTAGAAGTTACTACAAAATATAATCTCTCCCAAGCCGAGTTAGCCGAAAAACCTTTGTTAGGTAAGCCAAGCGGGTTTTGTGTTGTGTTTGTACCGTCGAACTGTATAATATCTCCTACCTCTAAAGAATAAAAAGACGGATTTAACAATTCAAAAGACACTTTAAGCCTAGGACTGCTTGAAAGGTTACCATAGTGATGATAATAAAAATCGCTTAAATCTCCCTTAACATCTATTTCGTTTTTTACTTCCTTAACATTTTCAGCACCTATATCATATTTTACTCTATTTGCGGAGTTGTCAAATTCTTTTAACTCTAAATATTTGTTTGTATTAGAAGGGTCTTTATGATATAATATTTTAAATTTTGTAGATATTTCATTTAAAGGTAAATGTGATAATTGAAGATTTGTAAAATCGTTGTCTTGCAATTTGCTATGAGGGAATTTTACCTTATATATTACAGTGTTTTCTGAATAAGCAAATGAAGTTTGACAATTGGAAGGCAATAAAAGTCTTTCGCAGTTAGCAAACGAAATGTCTGCGCCTGGCGTTGCGACATCATCCTCAAACACCTTAATAAACTCATAACCTAAAACATTAGATACTGCTATTATATCTCCGTTATTTAATGTTTCACTTCCATGTGTAATGTCAACCCCAAATGAAGTGTCGCTTGCGCTAATTCCACTTCCACCGCTAGTTTGCAAGGTACCAATATTTATTAAATATGGGCTTGTTGTTGAGCTTGTAGTAGTAGTAGGTAAAAACGAAGGGCTTGTGTAATCAAAAGTTCCATCATTTTTATATCTCATTATAAACCCACCAAAATGCTGTAGTTTTTCTAATGCATCCTCTAGTTTTATTTTTTTGTTTACATAATAATGAGACTTTCCGTGAGGCAAAAAATGACTTCTTATATTAGTGTATGAAGAAGGTCTTGAGCTGGTAAACTCTGAAGACATAAATGTTTCACATAAGTATCTGTGAGCTTCAATTGGATATTTAATAATAGTTGACTCTCCAGACAAAGTATGTCCGTCTTGTCCTGAATATAATTCTCCTATATTATCTATTACTTCACTAGTTGATTGTACGTTAGTTTGACTTTCATCTAATTGAGTTGTACAACTAAAAGTGGCTTTTACATCAAAGTCTATATCAAAAGCTGTTGTACCCGAACCACTTCTATTAAATTCAAAAACTATATCAATCCTTGAAGGTAGGTTTCCAGTATTATCTGCATCGTTTGTAATGGTGTTCTCATTTAATACTTGATTTGTTATAAAATACGTGCTTATGTCTGCTATACTAATCACATTATCGTCTGGTGCTAGCCTATTGGCAGCTACAAAGTTTGTAACACCAGCACTTGAATCGCTTCCCCAATATATATTGTATAAAACCCTATAACTGCTAAAATCGGATATGTTTATATCTACATTACTAAACTCTAGGATAAATAAAGCTGCCTCTGGAGTGTGTAATATTGAACCTATTTTATCAATATTTAGATTTAAGGTTAATTGATTTGTGGTTGTAAACTGATAGTCCGCAGAAAAAGTAATATCATCGTCTAATAAATTCCCCCACGCTTGGTTAACAGACGTACTACAGTTAGTAATAAAGCTTCTTCTCAAATTTAATTGAGCAGACCTACCGTATATGGTTGTTCCGTCTTGCGCTTCTAGCGTAGTAGAGGTTTCGTTGTTCAACAAAGTACCACCAGCTTTAGCAAGATTTTCTGAACCAGTAGTTCTAAAAAGATTTTTTTCTACAACATGTAAATATCCATTTGACACAGAATTAGAATCGTCTTCATGTGCAAGTGTAATAATTCTTCCGCCTTGTATTGTATCTACTGGAACCGGATGACAATTAATAGTGTCTGTTTGCAGCCTTACTCCCGAAAGAGCTGAAGTAAAA